ACGTGGAAATGGCTCAAAGAACGTGGGTGCGAGAAGTTTGTAAACCCGAGGCTTATCGAGGCCTATGCGCAAGCTTTCACCCGCTACATTCAATGCGAAGAGGCCATTAGTCTCTACGGCCTTCTCGGCAAACATCCGACAACCGGCGGGGCGATCGCCAGCCCTTTCGTTCAGATGAGCCAGTCATTTCAGAAACAGGCTAACCTGCTCTGGTATGAGATCTTCGACATCGTGAAGCAGAACTGCACCACGGCCTTTGTGAGCAACCCTCAAGACGACATTATGGAAGCCCTATTATCGGGGAGGAGGAAATGATGAGACCTTTTTCAGTGATAAATGAGCCGCAATCAAAGCATCAGCCAGGGCTTGCGCATTTCATGCGAAGCCTAAAGCAATCGGGACTAAATAGGCAGCAGATCAAGACATTACGTGGTCAAGCCTTGGCAGGCGACTTGTCTGGTGCACAAAAAGGACTTGAAAGGATGGTATTACGGCATGAAAACAACCGAGCGCTTTGAGAAAGTCAATATCGACCGGCTAGTGCCGTATGCCAGAAACGCCCGCACCCATAGTAAGGAGCAGATCCTGCAGCTGCGGGCTTCCTTACGGGAGTTTGGCTTCGTCAACCCGGTCATCGTCGACAAAGATCTCAACGTGATTGCAGGCCACGGCCGCATCATGGCCGCCAAGGAAGAAGGCATAGCCGAGGTGCCCTGTGTATTTGCCGAGCATCTAACTGAGGCCCAGAAGCGTGCCTACATCATCGCAGATAACCGGCTTGCGCTGAATGCTGGCTGGGATGCGGAAATGCTGTCTGTGGAACTTGCGGACCTGCAAGGCGCGGACTTTGACATTTCGCTCCTTGGTTTTGACGATGCTGAGCTCAATAAGCTGCTGGGTGGAATGGATGATGTCAAAGATGATGACTTTGACGTGGATGCCGAGCTTCAAAAGCCCGCCATCACCCAGTTGGGGGATTTGTGGCTGCTGGGCAATCACCGCCTGGTCTGCGGCGATAGCACTAAGGCTGAAACCTTTGACCTTCTTATGGATGGGAAGCTGGCCAACCTGACGGTGACGGACCCACCCTACAATGTCAACTATGAAGGTCGTGCCGGGAAAATCAAGAACGACAATATGGCTGACGACAAGTTTTATCAGTTTCTGCTTGCGGCCTTTACCCACACCGAAAAAGCGATGGCCAAGGATGCGAGCATCTACGTGTTCCATGCTGACACCGAAGGCCTCAACTTCCGCAGGGCTTTTTCTGATGCGGGATTCTATCTTTCAGGTACATGTATCTGGAAGAAGCAATCGCTGGTCCTTGGACGCTCTCCCTACCAGTGGCAGCACGAGCCGATTCTTTTTGGTTGGAAGAAGGCTGGCAAGCATGCCTGGTACTCCGACCGTAAGCAGACCACGATATGGGAGTTTGAGAAGTCCAAGAAGAATGGCGAGCATCCTACCATGAAACCGGTACCGCTTATCGCCTATCCCATAGTCAATAGTTCTATGACTGGCTGCATAGTTCTCGATCCCTTCGGTGGAAGTGGCTCTACGCTAATAGCTAGTGAGCAGACGGACAGAGTGTGCTATACCGTAGAGCTCGATGAAAAGTACTGCGATGTCATTGTAAAGAGGTATATTGAGCAGGTCTCGGCCAAGGATGTCTATCTCATTCGGGGCGGGGAAAAGGTACACTTCAACGACGTGAAGGTGCCTGAACGCCTTCAGTAAAGCCTCTGTCGTCAGATAAAACTTGCTTTTCCACAGCTTCAGAGGGATATATGTACTCACCAAAGAAGCAAAGGAGGCTCACGATTATGGAACTAAGATACAACGTAACAGGTGCTAGGCGCAAAGAGATGGTGTCTGCTATTAGCGATCTGGTGGGTGAACCCATGAGCTACAAAGGCGCACCCACATTCGCCTACGAGGTCGGGCGGTTTTCTATCGACAAAGAAGGCACCCTCAGCTACCCGATCGAGCTGGACAGTGATCTTGTCCAAAAGGTCATGGCTGGACTGTCGGAACGAGGCTTTGACTTTGAGGAGTCTGACGCCCAGGACCGCTTGGCCATTGAGATGCCGCTGGACGGATTCACCGAGGAAAGTATCACCAACCTCAAGAAACTCATTGCCAGCAAGGCCAACCTCATCAAGAAGGCCCTTAATGCCGATTCACTAGTCATCGAACGGACCGAAAACACCCTGGTATTCCCGTGGTTCAAGCTCCCGGCGGAGAGCGATGAAGTCTTAGCGTACTCTCGCTTCATCGGTGCACTCTGCGCAGCGGCCAAGGAGCAAAAGCGGGTCACAGCCAAAGAGAAGGATGTAGACAATGAGAAGTTTGCTTTCCGGGTGTTCCTCATTAGATTAGGCTTCGTGGGTGACGAGTACAAGGTTGCGCGTAGAATCCTGCTGAAGAACCTTTCTGGCAACAGTGCCTTCAAAAGCGGGGCGCCCAAAGCCGGGGTGACACCGAGTGAATAGCTTCCCCGCCAAGGAGACTGTGCTACAACTGCGCAAGACATATCCCCGCGGAACTCGCGTGGAACTGGTCAGAATGAACGACCCGTACTCCACGCTGAAGCCCGGTGACAAGGGGACCGTGGACTTCATCGACGACACGGGAACCATTTTCTGCAACTGGGACAGCGGCTCCACCCTCGGCATCGTCTACGGTGAGGACGTCGTTAAGAGACTATAGGCATGCCCCCAAGGCCCCAGTATTGGTGTATTTTCCTGACAGAAATAGCTTGCTATTACAGCCGTTCAGAGTGATATATGTACATACCCAAAGGTACACCAACACTCTGAAGGAGGCTGAACCAGATGTTTAAGAGCAAGTTTGGGATTGAGATCGAGTTCACAGGCATCACCAGAGGCGAGGCAGCAAGGATCGCGGCGGAGCACTTGGGCGGCACGGTAACCGGCGCAGGCGACTACTACGACACCAAGAGGGTCACTGCACCGGACGGCAGGGTTTGGAAGTTCATGAGTGACGGCAGCATTGCCTGCCAGACGAGGCAGGGCAAGCGGAAGGTTTCCGCCTCCCGCGACTACAGTGTGGAACTGGTTAGCCCCATTCTCACCTACCGCGAGGACATTGACACTCTGCAGGAGCTAGTGCGCAAGCTTCGCCAGGCCGGAGCCTTTGCTAACACCACCTGCGGCATACACATCCATCTGGATGGAGCCAGCCACACGCCCAGGAGCATCCGCAACTTCGTGAACATCATCGCCAGCAAGAACGACCTTTTCTACGACGCGCTCCAGATTGCGCCTCAGCGCATGAGCTACTGCAAGAAGATGGACAGCCTGCTGGTCGAAAAGATGAACCGCAGAAAGCCCAAGACCATGGAGATGCTTGAGGAAATCTGGTACGAGGGCTACAGCGAGAGCCGCGGCCAGCACTACCACCAGAGCCGCTACCATTTTCTTAACCTGCACAGCTTCTTCACTGGAAACCGCACGGTGGAACTGAGGGGCTTCAACAGCGAACTCCACGCGGGCAAGGTCAGAAGCTACATAGTTCTTGCCCTGGCGCTCAACCACCAAGCCTTAACGCAAAAATGCGCATCGGCAAAGAAGCCGCAAACAGACAACCAGAAGTTCGCCATGCGGACTTACCTGAACCGCATCGGCTTCATCGGCGACGAGTTTGCTAACTGCCGCGAACACCTGACAGCCCACCTGCGCGGCTCGGCGGCCTGGAGGTTTCGGGCGGCCTGAGCCGCCTGAAACCCCTCATAAAGACAAAGGAGGACAACGACCATGAAGCAAAGCAAAAAGCTGTATCTCGCTTACGGCTCCAACCTAAACCTAGCGCAGATGGCGGACAGGTGCCCCACAGCAACGGTACTGGGAAGCAGCGTAATGACAGGCTGGCGACTCTTGTTCAGGGGCGCACACGCAGGCGCCGTGGCCACGGTCGAGCCATTTGAAGGCGGCAGCGTGCCGGTGCTGGTCTGGGAAATAACGCCTGCCGATGAAGCGGCGCTGGACCGCTACGAGGGCTGGCCATTCCTTTACCGGAAGGAAGTAGTTTCAGTAGAGCTCGACGGTAAGAGCGTCGAGGCGATGGTCTACATTTTGAACGATGGCAGACTGCTTGGGCAGCCAAGCTGCTATTACTACAGCACCATTCTGGAAGGTTACAAGAGCGCGGGCTTTGACATCGAAATCCTGCGCAGGGCCACCATAGAGTCCGTAGAGACAGGGGGGAATGCGTGTGACTGACGAAGTCAGGAAGCAGATCCTCGCCATCAGGGCCAGCGGCGTAACCAACATGTTTGACGTGCCCCGCGTTCAGTACGAGGCTTATGTCCGCGGCTTTCATGAGCTGCTGGGGTACCTTAACAGCAACAAGGCTGAATACAGCCGATTTATTCTGACCGGCAAGGATACCGAACAGGAATAAGACAATCAGTCAGCGCTAGCGGAAACAGAGCTTCTTCGGAGGCTCTGTTCTTGTATTCCGCTAGTCTCGAGGAGGCGGCAGATATGCGAAAGCTGAAGAAGTACAGGCCTACCGCCTTCATGGCAGAGGGTTCTCGCTACGACAAGGGTGCTGCAGATTATGCCGTGTCCTTTATAGAAGCTCTCTCTCATACCAAAGGTGCCTGGGCGGGCAAGCCCTTTGAACTAATAGACTGGCAAGAGCAGATTGTCCGCGATTTGTTCGGCATCCTCAAGCCCAGCGGACATCGGCAGTTCAACACGGCGTATGTGGAGATACCCAAGAAGATGGGCAAGAGCGAGCTGGCAGCAGCAATCGCCTTGCTGCTCACCTGCGGGGACCGGGAGGAGCGCGCTGAAGTGTACGGCTGTGCAGCTGACCGCCAGCAGGCGTCCATCGTATTTGAGGTGGCCGCCGATATGGTGAGGATGTGCCCGGCTCTATCCCGGCGGGTTAAGCTACTGGCCTCGACCAAGAGGCTAATCTACCTGCCGACCAACAGCTTCTACCAAGTCCTGAGTGCAGAAGCATACTCCAAGCACGGCTTTAACATCCATGGGGTGGTGTTTGATGAGCTACACACCCAGCCCAACCGTAAGCTGTTTGACGTGATGACCAAAGGTTCCGGAGATGCGCGGACGCAGCCCCTTTACTTCCTCATAACCACCGCAGGCAACGACACCCAGAGCATCTGTTATGAGACCCACCAGAAGGCGGTGGACATCCTTGAGGGCAGGAAGTGTGATCCCACCTTTTATCCCGTCATATACGGCGCGAAGGATGATGATGACTGGACTGACCCAAAGGTGTGGAAGAAGGCGAACCCATCCCTCGGTATTACGGTAGGTATAGATAAAGTTAAAGCAGCCTGTGAGAGCGCGAAGCAGAACCCCGCAGAGGAGAACAGCTTCCGACAACTGCGGCTGAATCAGTGGGTGAAGCAGGCCGTCCGCTGGATGCCGATGGCCAAGTGGGATGCTTGTGCCTTCCCGATAGATACCACGGCCCTTGAAGGTCGTGTCTGCTACGGTGGGTTGGATTTGTCGAGTACGACGGATGTCACGGCGTTTGTTCTGGTGTTCCCACCGGAAGATGAGAATGACAAGTACGTTGTTCTCCCGTACTTCTGGATGCCCGAGGCAAACATTGACCTGCGGGTGCGGCGGGACCATGTGCAGTACGACCACTGGGAGAAGCAAGGGCATCTGCTAACCACCGAGGGAAATGTCGTCCATTACGGCTATATCGAGAAGTTCATTGAAGAGCTTGGGGAGAAGTACAACATCCGTGAAATTGCTTTTGACCGCTGGGGGGCTGTACAGATGGTGCAGAACCTTGAGGGTATGGGGTTTACTGTGGTTCCCTTTGGCCAGGGCTTTAAGGATATGTCCCCGCCGACGAAGGAACTGATGAAGCTGACACTGGAGGAGAAGATCGCCCACGGCGGGCATCCGGTGCTGCGGTGGATGATGGACAACATCTTCATCAAGACTGACCCCGCTGGCAATGTGAAGCCCGACAAAGAAAAGAGCACAGAAAAAATAGATGGCGCGGTGGCGACCATCATGGCGCTCGACCGTGCCATCCGCTGCGGAAACGGCAACGCAACCTCGGTGTATGATGAGCGCGGGCTACTAGTATTTTAGTATTAGTATTTACTAATACTAATAAAAGTGTTAGAATGGCCTCAATCGGAGGTGGTAAATTTGCGTAAGACTGTTACTCTAGCCGTAGATCATGACGTATACGACAAGTTCCGTATTGCACTCGAACTCACCAGAGACGAGGAGGATGAAGCACTCGAGCAATGTCTGAAATGGTACATTAACAAAAGTTTTGAAAGAGCGGCTCTAACATACGACCCAAACACTAAGCCAAAGAAAATGGGAGAGACAGGAATAGAACACCATGGTATGGCAAACCGCCGGATTCCATCATGGGCGATGAAACCGAAACAGTTCAACCACCGAATCATTAAAGCATTTCTTACTATTGAGCAGGGGGGGAGGAGAGTCACTCTCGCCGAAATGGAGAGGCTTTGCAGCGACAAATCTCATCCTAAGACCTATGTTCCAACGTTCCGTAGTAACTACGCACAGATGAAGCTAGATGCGCCCAAGAGCCATGGGAAAGTGTTCGAGGATGATGGTGAGACTGTCACTATATGGGGCGGAGTCAAAGATACCTTGATGCGGTA